CTATAATAAAAATTAGCTGCATCTCTTGTAGCATATTGATTTCCACCTATTACAGTTCTCTCTGCATTCTTAAAATCAACCACAGCATTCCTAGCAGTGAGGAACTCTGGGTTATGTGCTATGGTAAGAAACTCATACTTCTCAGCATACCCTTTGGTAGTTCCAATAGGAACAGTCGATTTGATGATAAAGACAGTATCTCTAACAACATACTCCTCTTGCTTAATACCAGCAAAGAAACTATCCAAGATGGATAGATCGCAACTACCATCCATTTTCATGGGAGTAGGAAGACAGATGAATATGTACTGCTGATCTAGAACCTCTTCTAGAGTATTGAAAGATCTATTTGGATCTACGTCATAAACCTTGGTTGGTGCTTTATCTCTTACATTCTGGTAAACTGCATTGCCAACGAAACCATTACCTACAATTCCAATCATGATGATATCCTACTGAATCCTTTTACTTTCTCAAATCTTAGCACACTATCGAACCTATCGTCCATACCTGTCTTGTGTGATATGACAAAAACGTTAGCATCTTTGATCACAAAACGGATAATCTTAAGGAATTCTTCCGTTCCAAACCCATCAAGTGAGGAATCGAACACCTCATCCATGATTAGTAAATTTGTATTAACTGAGTTCTTATACTTAGCAACTTCCCTCCATGTGAATAGAAGTGCTAGGTCTATACGCATCTTTTCTCCTTCACTAAAAGACGCGTATGAAAAATTATCATGGATAGGAGACTGGACGGTTTCATTAAACTCCTCATCGAGAGTAAAGTTTATGTAGAAGTCCATCATCTGTAGATAACGGTTTACTTGCTGATTTATCAGCGGTAGATACTTCTTGATGATTTTAGTTTTAACTCCTCCGTCCCTCAATAAACCATATGAAAAATCATAGTAGTTTACTGTAGTCTTCTTTTCAGCTAATTCATTATAAGTGTTTGCTAGACTTGACTTGTACTCTTTTAATTTCTCATGCTCAGTATTTCTGTTTGCAAGTTTATCGGTAATTGTTTGAATTTCCGATTCAAGATCTCTGACTCGTCGTTGACATCCAGAAATGCGAGTATTGTTTTGAGAAATGCCATGTGTTAGTTTAGTAATCTCCTTAGATAGATTGGTAAATTGATGCTCTCGTTCTTCCTCTTTTTTAATTGCCTCTTCTAGTTCTTTATAACCAGATTGCAACTCCTTTGCTTTAGCTTGAGCATCTGCGATTTTATTTATTCTGAATTCTTCTTCAATGTCTTGCTCACAGGTAGGACAAACCGTATGCTTTGTAAAGAACTTATGCTCTTTGGTAATGGTAGATACCTTCTGGGATATTTTTCCTTTAAGATTTCCAAACTCACGCAACTTTTCTGTAGCTCCTGTTAGCTTTTCTTGATCTTTCGTAAGGTCAAATATGTCATCCGACAATAATTCATTTTGTTTGACATAATCATCTGCCTCACACATAAAGGTATCAATATTCTCTTTATTTTCTTCTATTCTCCCTTTACTTTGTGATTCTAATTCCTTTATCCACTCACTTTGCATTCGTTGTTTATCATTTAAAGACTCTTTCTTTAATTCTAAAGTTCTTATTTCTTCTTTGAATTCTTTTAATTTATCTTTGATTAAATTATTCATTGAAGAGAATATTTTAATATCCAATAGATCTTCAATAACTTCTCTTCTATGTGTAGCAGTCAATTGCATAAAAGGAACAAAGTTAGTGCTACCCAATATAACAATCTGAGTAAATGACTTATAGTTCATCTTAAGAACATTCTGTTCTAACCACTTCTGTTGATCAGCAGCATGTGAAAACTGATCCATACAAATTCCATTTTTATGAATTTCAAATATATTTGGTTTAATACCTCTTCTAACTTTCCATGCAGTTTGGCCAATAATAAATTCAACTTCAACAACACAATCTTTTTCATTTACAGAATTTATCAATTGAGCTTTATTAATTTTACGAAACGGTTTACCAAACAATGTAAAGGTTAATGCATCAAGCACAGTACTTTTACCAGCACCGTTCTGCCCAACTATTAATGTAGTAGCATGAGTATTAAATTCTACTTCTGTAAATTGATTCCCTGTTGAAAGGAAATTCTTCCATTGTATTTTTTCAAATAAAATCATTGTGTTCTTCAGGTGGAATTACAATATCATTTGGGGTAATGATTGCATACTTGTAATCATGCGTTTCACATGTTTTGAATATTACAGCATCCTCAACTTCTATAATATGCATATCTGGATAACCTACATCTTCTAACTGGTAAGCAAATCTAACAGCATCATCTTCTTGTTCAAAGAGATAAAGAACTTCTTCTCCATCTTCTCCAGGTACAGCATATGCCCCTTCTCTTTCTTTTCCCTCTATGGTCAAAATAAACATTAAACCAATTCACATGCCTCCTGATAAATCTCTTGCATTATCTTTTGGACTTGAGACTTGTCTATGTCAATTTCAGTCTCTTCAATATACCTATTTAAAATAGATATAGTATCTTCAGACTCAAACGATTCAAACTCTGTTGACTCTTGTAAAGAAAAATTCTCTACAATTTTAAGTTCTGATACATCTGCACTATACAGTTTGTCTATGAACTTTTCAAATTGAACTTGATCACTTTTGTTCCTCACTACTAATTTTACTATCTTACCACCTAATTGTCTAGCGTCAAATAGTCGGTAATCCAAATCATCATAATAGATGATCTTGAAAATACTGTATGGATTATTAACTGGTGTATGCTCTAGTGTCTCTGTATCAAATAAATGGAACCCTCTTGTATCATCACAATCATTCCAATACATCTCATATGGATTACCTAAGTAATAAACATTATCCTGATTGGATCTTGTATGGTAATGCCCAGAAAATGTCTTCTTAAATTTTTTAAATATATTCCAATCCATACCATGCTCCATATCATATCCTCTATGAACTCTAAAACCATTAAGTTCTAGATGACCCATACAAACTGGAGAACGAGATTTATTAATCATTGCTAAACTCATCTCTTCGTTCTCTTTATTGATCCAAGGAACAAGAGTGATATTACAATTACCAACCATTATAGATGATACTTCAGAATATACTTGAATATTATCATACTCACGAAGTAAAAGATCTATTGCATTTACATCATTAGTATTTTTATAATATGCTGTATGATTACCTACAATAGTATGGACAGTCATGCCCATATCTCTTAGTCTATCAAAATAATTATCTTTCGACCATTGTAAAGCAGCAAAGTCAATTCCCTTTCTACTATCAAAGGTATCACCCATATCAATGACAGTAGTAATACCTTCCTTCTCTAGAGTAGGAAAGAACACATCATTGTAGAATTTTAGAAAATATTCATGAAAGAGTTTAGAATTTTTACGACAACCAAAATGTTGATCAGTTATGATTGCAACTTTCATTAGTATCTAAGTTTTGAATGAACTGAATCTTTGATTGAATTATAATCTGAATCATTACCATTACCATCAGTATCAAATACTTGTTCATAACCAGTTCTTTCTAATATCTTATTCTTAATTTCCAACTGTTTCTTTTCCTTCTGTATTCTTCTTAAGAATGCATAGTGAATGATTTGGGTAAAATATGCAAATGGATTGCGAGATTTCTCTGGATTAAAGTTATGTATATATTGTACGCAATTTTCTATTCCATCACAAACCATATCATCTTTGAACATATAGTTGACAAAGTTTGGTTTGAAAGATAAGTGCGTAGCAATCTTTAAGAAACACTCACCAATGTACCTTGGTATGACAGGCTTAGGTTTATCTTGCAGTTGTGCTATTTCTATATCTTCTTGATACTTTATTAAAGCAGCAAGAAACTCCTTGTTATTCACATAGTGCTCTGACCTTTTACGTTTAGCCATAGTGCCTGTCTTTATACCCATAAGTCTTTATCACTATTATGTAGATATTATAACATTTAAATGCCGACTTGACAAGTTCCTATTATACAGTTACAATAACCTTTGTGGAGGTTCAAGGGATATACTAAGTATCTTTATTTTGTTCTTTATAAATCTTCTCTAATATTTTTTTAGCATCATTTACATTACTAAGATATCCCATTCGTCTATTTAACTTTGGGTCATTTTTTAAAAATTTATTAGAATTAGAAATATAAGCTTGATGCATCATAATTATTTCCATATCTTTAGATTCACTCATAGTCATTACATTATCCATATCAACAACAAACATATCTTCTGAAGTAGTTTTTAACCAAGGTTCTACTTTATATCCTGCCAATCCATTTTTATTTTTTATTTGATCTATAATTATTGGATTAGATATTATCAACATTGTTCTATTATCTTCTTCAGAAGCAGCAACTTTTGCAAATACTTCTTCTCCAGATTTAAATTTTAATGTAGCATAGAAATCGTCTTCCATAATTATTTTTTTAGTTGTACGGTAATAATATCATAATTAAAATTCTCTTCATTATAAATTTTAATTCTTTCTATCAAATGGTTTAGAGTATAATTTTTTTTAGTTTTAGTTGAACAATCATCAGCAATATCATATAAAGTTGCTTTTACTTTACCTTTGCCTTTCCTAAGTACTCTCCCAATGGATTGGAGATTTCTAACTCTGGACTTTGAGGGACTGGCGAAGATGACGTTGTGCAACTGCTTAATGTTGATCCCAGTACTAAAAGTGCCATAACTGGCAACAATAATTGCATTTTTTTCATTTTCGGTAATCTCCCTAATTGATTCTCTTTGTTCAGCATCTACACCACCGTGAATAAAAAATACTTTACGATCAGTGTGCTTATTATTATTTATCAAATCATAAAGAACCTGACCATGAGCTTCTACTCTTGAATATAAAACTAGAGTATTTCCTTTTAAATCTAATGCAAGATTTTTTATAAAGTTATTTCTTTGTGTGTGTGATATTAAATACTCAATTTCATCTTGATATGTTTCAAACTTTTGGGGATCATGTTTAAGAACTAAACATTGTATATCTAATTGAGAAAGATGTCCCTGTCTCATTAATTCATCAGTCTTAGTTACTTTATATGCTGGTCCAAACAACCCCTCTAAGACCCACTTATGAGTCTGTGTGCCGTCTAATGTTCCAGTAAAACCAAATCTATACTTAGCATGATGAAGTTTTGTCATTATGTTGACTAAAGACTTGCTCTTAAATAGGTGTGCTTCATCTCCTATAACTACATTATAATCTTCAAAGAATGATCTTTCTAGTTTATAAACAGATTGCCATGTAGTAATCGTAACTGGAAATTCATTTGTTTTTTCTTTTCCTGCATAGATACGGTGACAGTATGACTCAGCATCCCAACCATAATCTAAAAAGTCCTTATACATCTGTTCTACAAGAGATGTCGTTGGGACAACTAAAAGAATTTTTTGCCCTTTCTCTACGTAATATCTTACAAGAGAATATATCATCAAAGATTTACCAGAAGCAGTGGGTGATATCAATAGCTTTCTGTTATACTTTAAAGCATCGAATACTCCCTCAATTTGGTATGCTCTCGGAGAATGAGAACAAATAGCTTTCATATAATCTTTAACACCTTCATATGATATATTCTTGTTTACTTCAAATGGTGTTCCATAATATTGATTATCTTCAAACTTGAAAGTATAATCATGTCTTTGACAAAATGATACAAGTTTATCTAACAATCCTACATATATCTTCTTTGATCTTAAATCATATAAATGTATCTCACCGTTCCAATGTTTACTTCTATATTGAGGCATGAACTTTGCACCCTCTACTTCAAAAGTAAAGTGGTCTCTTAACTCATACTCAATATGAGGTTCGGTATCAATTTTTAAAAATACTTCGTTGGCCTTTGATATTACAACATTGGCCGTTGTGTCAATCACTTAACCCATGCATCTATGGGTATTTAGCTACCCCTGTCAACCCAGTCCAGAATTAAATCTCATAAACTCAATTGCATTCTTTATCTGAAATGTTCTGTTCTGTATGACCTTAAGTATGCTTTCTAAGTATACTAACATTGTATCATAATAATCTATTTTAAGAGATGAATTAGATAACTTTTCATCTGCATCCATATATTTCTGCATCGTATCTTTATCTCTTATCTTCTTTGGAAAAGGATTATCTTGATATACTTCTGGATCTGCTTTTCCACTAAAATACTCATACCGTTCATGACGGATGTTTTTTCTTTGTTGCTCTGCTTTCTTCCTTAATAAGAAGATTGTATTATATAATTCAAAATACTTAGCATGTAGAGAGGGGATATTTAATGACTCCTCATGTAGATTATCACGATCTATTTTTGCATCTTCTTCCCACATCTCTTGAATAGATTCAAGATTTAGACTCATAAAGGATTATCATTCAGATCAACTATGTTGTATATAGTATACTTGAATGACACCTCTGCTGTCAAGTAATCTATATCTGTATCAGTAGCATCAAAGTTTAGATCAGATAATGAAATTGGAAATAACCCTTCAAACTTAACTTTAAAATTTGGTCTTTGGGAACTAGTAAGTATGTTTAATGTTGCGTCAGAATATAAATCTATAGTTTTAGTATCAGAAGGTGCATTTGGATTACTATTTTGAAACTTATAAATTTCTTGCAAACTATCAGGATAACCCATTCCACGCATCCATTTTTGTATTTCCATATAATTTTCTAAATCTTCATCAACCAAAAATCTTAAAGAAAAATCATTAAATTGAAGTTTATCACCTGGAAGATCTATGTCCTTTAAGTAGGTTGCTTGAATAGCAGTTCCTAATGTAAATCCTGGTATTACAGATTGATTTGAAAAAAATGCAATCTTAGGAGCTCTATTAAGAATAAATTTAAATCCAATAGGACTTAAAAAATTCTTATTAGATATTTGATTTCTTAGTCCGTTAGAAATTGACATTATAGTTTTTTAGCTATTTATCCTTTAACCGTTCTTCTTTTTTAATTCTCTTCTTAACCTGTTTAGCATAGAAAACATCTTTCTTACTATACCAATCTGGATGTTCCTTTGCTAATTTAAGAAGTTTTTTTGCTGCTTGTTTGTCTGTTAAGTTTGACATTATTCATTTTAGTCTACACTAGGCATAGTATTTATGCTCAATAAAAAAGACCCCCCGAAGGGAGTCTTTTGATCCATCTCGAACCGAGATATTTATATCACATGAGGTTCTTAATAGCAACTCTTCTGTAGTAACGGTTAGAGTTAACTTTAAGAGCACCAAGACCAGCTGTTGTGCCTTCTGCAAATGGGTTAGCAACAAGACCGTAACGAGTCTTAAAGCCAATTTTTGGTTGGAAGGTTTCCTGACCAACTGCACGAACCATCTGTAGAGGAACGTATGGGCAGTAGAACAGACCAGCATCGTAAGGTGAAGAACCTTTGTAACCAACAACGTAGTACTGGTTAGCACCTTGTGCAAGTCCAGAGTTGTTAGCTGCTAGGTTAGCAGAATAAGGATCGATGTATACCTTATACTTACCTTGGATAGTACCAGCAAATGTGTTACCAGTATCATCAACATTAAGGTTTGCATTAAGTGCAGGTGTGTAATCAAGTACACCAGCCATTGTTAATGCAGAAGCAACGTCAGCAGAGCAAAGGATGACGTTACCCTTTCCGCGACGAGTTCTTTGTGCGATTCTGTTTGCATCTCTTTCGATCTGGAACAGAAGACCTTTAAACTTCTCAACTGACCAACGACCATTACTGTCGATGTCTAAGTCAAATACACCACCAGTTGCTACGTTCTCAACAGCACCCTGTTCAGCAGTCTTGTAGATAGTTCTAATAACTTCTCTGTTGATTTCCGCAAGGATCTCAGTAGAAAGGATATTAGCAAGTTCTGCCTCTGCGTTCAATCCGTGGATTGCCTTAAGGTCTTGAGCAAGCTCTAGTGAGTACTCAGCTTTCAACGCACGAGACTTTGCAGTCACGGTGACCTTCTCGATTGAGAATGCCATCTGGTTGAAGTGATTTCCAGCACCGTTACCAAGGTTCTCTGAATCACCAGTAACCATACCTTGACCAACACTGTAATCAGTATTAGTTGCGGATGATGTTGGGTTAAGAACAGCAGGGTTAGTACCAGACTGTGAAGTAGTACCAATACCAGTTGCAGCTTCTGAGAATCCGTTCTCTAGACTGTTACCACTGTTTTCTCCAGAGAACTGTGTCTCTGCTTCGTTGTAGAATGCTTCTACTCCATCAGCACCCATGTGCTTGTACTTGGAGCGCATTGCAAAGATAAGTCCAGTAGGACCTGTCATTGGTTGAACACCAGCAAGGTCGTATGCGACCAAGTTTGGCATTGATCTTCTAATCAAAGAGATTAGAACAGGGTCGAAACCAGCCTGTGGAGCAGATGCTGATCCACCAAATCCACCTGAACCGCCTGAAGCGTTTGCGTGGTTTGTTGGGGTTTCTGTAAGTGTCATTCCACCTTCTGAGAAGGCAGCTTCATCACGAAGGAATTTTTCTTGGTTTTCTAACAGGACAGCAGTTACACTACGTCTATGAGGATCGGAAATCTTTTCGATTCCATCATAGTCTAGTAGAGGAGCCCACTTTTCCTGCAATGATTCTGATTGGAACATTGCTTTAAAAATAAGTGTTTAGTTTGTAATTGTTAAAATCAACTTTTTGCTACTGCAGATAGTGTCTTAAGATAGTTGGCCATTGAACCAGAATGAGTTACTGGTGCAGAATCAACTCCCTCAGAGAGACTTTCTGTTTTAGCACTTGCTGAAGATTTACCTTGTGGGAAATAAGATTCCTTTAGCATCTCCAGTTTTTCACGATATTGGTCTTCACTTTCAAACTCTACACTTTCGGAAAGTGAGGAGAGCTTCTCTTTCTGTGTAGTCGCTAGACCATCAGAAACAGATTCAAGAATACCATCGGCAACAGACTCAGCGAGTCTCTTATTTAAACCAACGTTCTTCTCTATTTGCTCATTGAGCTTGGTTTCCATGTCATCAAGTTTTTCTACCATAGTCTCAAGGACATCATATTTATCGTCAGGAATGTGTACATAATGTTCTTCAAAAAGACCCTTCATTCCACTAAGGAATGATTCGGTCAATTCTGTTTTTAGTCCGTGTTCGATGGCTAATTCATTCTCCACCATCCACTCTTCGGACACATACTCTAGATAAGAATCAACTCTTTCAGCAAGTTGTTCTTTGGCTTCAGCAACTTGCTCGGCAAGTTTAGCTTCATGCTCAGCTTCGATTGTTTCTTTAACTTCAGCAATCTTAGACTTAAGAGCAGCCTCAAAAATAGTTTTTGCTTTGTCTTTGAAATCTTCAGATAGTTCTTCACCACCTAAAAGAGCATTGACATCTTCTTCGACATCAATTTCTTCTGTAGTTACTTCTTCTTCTGCCACTACTGCATCAGTTGTAGTTTCTTCTTCCTCAATTGTATTTTCTTGAGAAAGTTCTTCTTCTTCTTTTTGCATTGGCATAGCAGGTTTAGCACCTTTGTTAACTACATCGGCAACCTGTTTAAGGGTTTTGCCTGGAGTCTTTAACTTAGCTGAATCATCATCAGGCTTATAGTTTTCAGGTGTTGGTCCACCTAAATCCTCGAAAGGTGGAGTATTACCAGGTGTTTTAGTACCTGATGCATTAGTCCCTTCTTTTGGAAGAGCCTGATCTCCAGGTTTAGCATTTGCGTTCACAGCAGTTTTGGATTGCTCCATTTCTTGTAAATCTCCACGAGACATTTTGGTATCCTCTCCGATTCTATCTGTATTAAAGATCTGTATTTATTTAGATAAATTATATATTTGATAAGAAATCGTTAAATAACGAGAGTTTATTCTCGTCTAACTTCTTCTGATCAACTAATGTATTGATTGTTTTATATGTCTTAGCAGCATACTTCTCACGAAGAATACCACCGTCCCAAACCCAATCTTTACCTTCCATAATTCCTGAAACAAATGCATCAGGAGCAGAAGGATCAGCAACGATATCAGCAGCAGTTGCTAACATGAAATCTTCACCGACTATATTAACACCCTCTCTTGTCATTTTTAAAGAACCTATTCCTCTAGAAGAGACTCCTAATTTGACACCTTCACCGAGTAAATTCGATGCAATTTTTCCCATAGGGGTGTTTAAAATCTTTGCTTTACCAACAAAGTTAGAACCACTTTCTTTAAGAGAAGTGATTTTATGAGAAACACGATCCAAATTGACAGTTGGACCTTCTGGATGACCCAGTTCACCTAATGCTCTACCAGCATTAACATGATTTTCACTGTACCTTTGAACTTCTCTGCGAAGAGTTTCCATAGGATACATTCTTCCATTACGGTTTTTTATATCCCCCTGTAGAAATACCCCTTCAATAAAAAGAGATTTCTTACCGTTGCGGTTTTCAACGATAAATTCTACATTTTCTAGTTCTTCTCGTATTAGTTTCATTAGGCTTCCCCAGTGATTTGAATCTGTTGAATATAAACGTTACCAGTACCAGAATCGGTTCTAGCAGCAACTTTGAAAGATGATCTTATAGTACATGTACCAACAGAACAATCTAATGTTCCAGAAACAGCAGAAGTATTTTTTTCAACAACTACTTTCGTTGGAATGTAGTTATACATTGAACCATCACCAGTTACACTATTTACTCTTTGGTGAGTAAAGTTGAAGTCTGAATTTATATTGTTAGTAAAAGTAACATAATCACCTGCAACAAATGGACAAGTAGTACCTTCAGGGAAAGTTAATGTAGTGGTAGTACCTTTATCATAGGCCACAATCGAAGCAGAACTATTACTGAAAGCCAGTGTTGCTGCACTATCTTTTGGGATAGCATAGTTTGCTGTTGTTGCAGTTGGTTCAGTACCAATAGCAACAAAACTATTCTGTCCTGTAGCAACTATTCTTAATGCAGATGATTTTCCTGCAATAGCTGCCGTTTTTGCTGATGTTGCTGAAGTTGCTAAAGCAATACCATCTTCAACTGGTCTATGAGTCATTATTCTGAGCAGTTCATTTTATTTATTTATTAAACTTCCTCTTCCTCAGTATCTTCATCCTCAACTTCTACTTCAGCAGAAGCTTCTGGTTCCTCAGTTTCCTGATCACCAAAGAGAGAATTTGATACCATACTCTTATAGTTGTCTACTTTTTCAGCTGATTTAGCATACAATAAATCTTTGATTTTGTCGCTAATCTGAGAAGGACTACTATCATCCACCATCATATCCATTAATTCATCCATAGTTTAGAAAGTTTAATCGTTAGTATTTATACACATTTGGTGTAGAGGGGTTAAATTTCCCCTCCTTTTGGCATATCTGCAACTTTACTCATCTTTTTTTCTGCTGCTTGAAGGTCTGGTTCCATAGGAGCTCCACCCCCATTTGCAAATGGTGCTCCTGTTGTTGGATCAATTTGTTGACCCATTGCTTCAGGATCAATCATCATACTTGGATCAGGAATGATACCATCATCAATTTCCTGTTGTATAATTTCATCTTGTTCAACTATTTCTTCATCTGTTTGTCTTAGAACTTTACGTCTAACATAATCTTGTGAGAAGTATTTGCCAACATATGGTTCTGCAGCAGCAACCATAGTGAGTCTTTCATTGAATAATTCAGAATCTTTAAGTTCTGCAAAGTGATTATCATATAAGAAGTCATATTGTATATGCTCACTCATCAATTCCCAGTCTTCTGGGGTGATGATATTCTTAAGAATTAATTGAGTTTTAAGAAAATCATTAAACAAATTAGAGAATCTCTTCCTTAATCTACCAACAAACTTACTAAATTTAACCTCATCACGAAGTATCTCAGAAGATCTTCCAAGGTTAAATCCACTTTCATTCTGTGGTGCTCTAGTAACAGGTACATTTAATGACCTATAAAGCTTGTCTTGGAAGTATTTGATGTCAGTAATTTCACCAAGGTTTTGCCCACCTGGAAGTGTAGTAATTTCTGTTCCTCTACCACCTTCTCTTCTAGGAAGCCAAAAGTCTTCCAACATAGACATGTATTTTTTATCATCTCTGATCTCACCAGTAGATGCATCATATACTAACTTGTTACGATAACGCATCATAACATCACGAAGATATTGTTCTGCCTTAACTTTTGGAAGATTACCTACATCAATGTAAAATATTCTACGTTCTGGTGCTCTTGATAGTCTATAAATTACAAGACTATCCTCAATCATACGAAGTTGATTGACGGCTTTAATTGCTTTGTGTAGATATGATAAAGTTGATCCCTTATTTCTATCAACTAATCCAGATGTGCAGTATGCAACTGAATCTCTGGTCATTCTTATCCCTTTATTGCCACCCATTCCTGATGAAGATGGGTTTCCAGTAGGCCAAGTTGCTTTGGGATTATATTCAAAATACTCTTCAATCTCTGGAAATTCATATTCCATCGGATTGTCATTAGTTGCATTAGCTAATCTTATATGCTCGTTTTTAGGCTTTTTCTTCTGCCTAATAAACCTCATTTTCATCGCATCAATATAACGTATCTCTTGGATACCCTCATGAGGTTTTTTAACATCAATTACTTTATGATAATATAATCTTCCGTCTATATACCAGTTTCTATAAATCTCATGTGCTTTTGCATCAAAGTCTAATAAATCAATAATCTGCTTAAACTCTTCTCTAATTTTTTTCTTTATACCATCACTAGCATTAAGATTATCTAAATCAATTGCTACTGGAGCGTCATTTGTATCAGAAACAACTGCTTCATTTACAATATCTTCAATAGCACTATCCACTTCTGGATGCAGTGCCATTTCTCTATATCTTTTAATTAAATCAAACTCAGTACGATATATACCTTCTAAGTCAACATAAGAACCAAAAAATCCACTCGTCAAATAGTGATCCGCCTGATCCTCATTATTAGGGGGAACAGGCGAAACCGCAGTTGGTGAGAGTGAATCTGTGTCCTCTATTGAGAACCCAAATAACTTAGCCATAATTATTGTATGTTTCTTCTATTTAGCCTAGTTCTACGGAGCTTACTAAGCAGTACCAGTACCAGGTTTCACTGGATACCAGTATTGAACTTGGAAGTCAACAGTAAACTCTTCAATAGTATCTGTATTTTCGTATGAAAGATCAATTGCAGAAATATTAGTTGGGAAAATATCCACAAACTTATATGTTGCAAGAGTTGTTGATGTAGCAGTAGTAGAAGTTGAAGAACTAGATTCAGAACCTGCTTTCTTTCTTCCTAATTGATATACAGTTGCATCAGACATATAACTGTCTGGATCTGTTAATCCAGATGCATCACCATATTGAGCAATGTTTTGCATCCATGCTTCAAAGTTTCTTCTAATTTTAAAGTCATCATTAATAACAGTAATTGACCATGTTTCAAAGGTTCTGTCTCCAGCAACTTTTAAAATACGACCTCTAAATGGTACATCGATTGATGCTACATTAGATGCTGGTAAAGATGCTGCTTTACACATGAATCTAAATTTTTCATCTTCGATACCATTTGTACCATCACCATCATTTTGTATTCCTAGATCAAGACCACCAGGTGTAGCTACTTCAATTTCAAATAAATTGGGTCTTACACCACCCCCAGTCATCGCTCCTTTGAAGTCTGATATACTTCTATTCTTAATAGCCATTTTTTTTAATTCCTCCGTTTGTTATTTATGAGATGTTAAAGGGTTAAACTCGACCTGCTACTTCTTCAAAGCTAATACCAGTTCTGGTAGCAACGAAGGTTAAGGTTACATAATTAATCGACTTAGCAGGCTTCAAGAAGATGTCTGCTCGGAATTCATTATTATCAATAACATCAGGAGTGTTATTTGTTTCATCACAAATAACGAGGAATCCATAAAGACCACGTTTTGCTTCAATATCTCTTAGATAAGGTTCAACAATATTGATGAAGTTTGCTCTTGTAACTTGATCATTAAGTTCAAAGAGTTGTGCTTGAGCAGACTTTTCTAATGCTTGCTCAATTGTGAGGAACAATCTGCGAACATTGATTCGATCAAATGCTGATGCGTATCCAAGTGAAGTCTTATCACCGAATAAAAGAACTCCAGTTCCTGGTTGATTAACTATAGAGTTAATTCTTAGAGGATAAAGTTGATCTCTTTGTGCTTTAGATGGATTGTATGCAAGTTTAACTGCATTATTCAATGTTCCTCTTTGCTGTCCAGCAGGAGAGAACCAAGGGAATGATTCAATACTTGTTCTTACCATAAGTCCAGCAATGTCAGCATTCGTTGGAATGTAACGGAACTTATTGTTGAATCTATCATAGGTGTACTTATAACCACTATCGAATACACCGTAAGATGTAGATTTAAGTGGTGAAAAGAACTCAATGATATTATCTGTCTGCGTGTCGGTATTAGTTACACCAACAACACCTGTTCTGTCAGGTGAAATGACTGCCATACAGTCTTTTCTTTGACCAGCAATTGAAAGCAAGATGTTTGCTTTTGCTTGAGATGAGTTTACATTATCTAAACTAGGACCATTTATTAGATAGTCTACTGCAATTTCATCCTTATTACTAAAGAGTTTGTATGCAGTTATCAAATCTCCAAGTGTTGCTTGCATTCCACCAGTAGCAGAATAGTCAACACCAGCTGAAAGTGTATATGTACTATTTCCTATAACATTAAATGTTATACCTTGTGCATCCTTATTCCAACCACCAGCAGCAGTTGTGATTGCTGTAAATCCTGCACTGAACCCAGAAGCAGCTACATCTCCATCAGAACCATCTGAAGGATCATCACCTGCATAGACATATGCTGAGAAATCTGCAAGATAATCTTTCCAGAATGTCTTCTGTGGTGGATTTACTGCAGAAACTGCATCTTTTGCCTTCGATAGGTTTGTAAACTTCTCAAGAAGATTACCTTGTATACCTGTAACTGTACCAGTGTCATCTACAACAACAACATGAATACCATCATTCTTTGATTGTCTGTCTTGAGCAAACTGAGAAGTTGTTGGTTTTGGTGCAATAGACTTCCAGTAAACAGTAGAGTTAGTTAATCCTAGAGTCTGTGTATTGTACCAGTCAGTTGCGGAATATGATTGTGAAGAAAGTGCTTCAGTTGCAGCAACAGTGCCGTTAGAAGCAATAAACTTAACTGTGTTACCTGGACGGATTGAAGATGCTTGATCTCTTTCTGCGTATGTAACTGCAGTAGAAACACCAGCAGAAGTAACTCTTTCTGTAATCTTAACGTTAACTGAAGTTCCAGCAACACCAGTAACAATACCTTTAAGGTATCCAGTGAAGCTTTCTGTTGTTCCTTCACCAACAATTGTTTGACCAGTTAGTGCAACAGTAGCACCTTGACCAACAGCAACACCAGATCCAGATGGAACTAGAAGTGTTTGATCTGCAAAATCATCGATTGCACAAATCTTAAGTGAATTTGACCAAGAACCAGGGTTCTTAGCAGCCATACCGAATGTTTGACCTACACCTGCATAGTTTAGTGTATAGTCGTCATAGTTTTTAATTATTAGAGATGTATCAGTAGTACCATCTCTTCTTGCATTAGCATTGTTTAGAGTAGAACCACCTGCTCTAACAACTTTCAGAACACCACCGTAAGAAAGGAACGATGCAGCACTCATCCAATACTCGTATTGAGCATCAGTGGAAAGTGGTTTTCCAAAAGTGTTTATTAAGTCTGTTTCTGTTGTGATATCAATTGCTTCTTCTACTGGACCTATTGCAAATGGACCTGCAATAGCACCAATGTTGTCTAGCACATTATCAGCTCTTCCGACAGTTAGGTCAACCTCCCTGACTAATACGCCAGGAGACAATTGTGGAGTCGCCATGTTTTTCCCCGAATCTCAGTTTATCTGAAAATATTTATTCAAAAGGGTATTTTCAGTGGGGAAACAATGCATGAACTACCAATCAGGATAAGTCCATTCTGGAAAAGGAAGTCCTTTTTTTCTAGTTTTTATAATTCTTTTTATAGTGCAAGACTTACATTCATAAGAATATGAAGAAGGAAGGGCTCCTCTTTCTTTCCGAATTAAATAAAAACTATCCAATAAATTTTTAGTTTCACCACAAACTCTACATTTTCTTTCTGATAATAATAAATGACCAAGTTTTAATTGTTTATCTAATTCCATCATAATACTTGTACTACTCCTTTAACATCTGGTATCTCCATCATTAGTTTCTTTTCTATACCCTGCTTTAAAGTCATAGTACTCATAGCACATGTTTCACATGCACCACCTAATTTTACTTTAACATATCCATCTTCTATATCGTAAAGTTGAAGGTATCCACCATCTGCTTCAATATAGGGAATAAGTTCCTCTAACACTTTGAGTACGTTTTCTTCTGTTAGTTCCATAATC